GAAGAAGCACAACTACTGATAGGCTTGTTAGTCTTTTAGGTTAGTCGGTTTTGGTCTGTAACTCAGATGGTAGAGTGCCGAACTGTTAATTCGGATGTCGCAGGATCGATCCCTGCCAGACCAGCAAAGCGAGTGTTACATAATGGTAGTGTCTCTGCCTTCCAAGCAGATAGTGCCAGTTCGATTCTGGTCACTCGCTCCAAGGCCCTATCTTCTAGTGGTCAGGATACCAGGCTTTCATCTTGGTGAGCAGAGTTCAATTCTCTGTAGGGCTACAAAAGTTTGATATAATAGAGTTATACCTGCCGAATGGGGGTATATTAACTTATTCGCTTGAAAGGGGAATAAAATGGTAACAACAACCCTGGATCTATTCAATGATCCTTTTTTTATTGGCTTTAACAGAGAGTTAGGCCGTTTAAATAACGCACATAAAACAAACCTACAGACATATCCTCCTTATGATCTTCTTAAATTAGATGAAGATACATATAGAATTTCTTTAGCAGTTGCTGGATTTTCAAAGGAAGATATTAATCTCTCCGTAGATAATGGAACACTTGTTATTAAGGGAGAAATTGTAGAAGTAATAGATGCTGAAATTGTTCATAAAGGCATTGCAGGTAGAAAATTTACCCGTACATTTGCTCTTGGAGAATATATGGAAGTAACTGGTGCAGAAATGAAGGATGGTATGCTGCATATTAATGTAGATCGTATTATTCCTGAAGACAAAAAGCCAAAAACTATTGAAATCAAACTTGCTAAAAAGTAGTATATAGGCTATAATTGTATAAGAGACCTAGGCATGTCTTTAAACTGCCCCTTAATATTAGGAGATAAAAATGGCAGCAAAAGGTAGTCTAGAAGCAATCATTGAGGTTGCAAAGAAAGAATTAGGAACCATTGAAGGTCCTAAAGATAACGAAACAAAGTACGGTGCATGGATTAAGGTTAACTTCCAACCATGGTGCCAGTCATTCGTTTCTTGGTGTGCAATGTCAGCGGGAGTTTCAAAGTTCCCAAAGTCTGCATCAACAGTAGCAGCATCAGATCAATTTAAAAAAGAAGGTCGTTGGTCAGATGCTCGCAATGATGATCCACAAGCAGGAGACTGGATTTATTTTGATTTCCCAGATGACGGTGTAAATCGTATTTCACATGTTGGTCTTTGCATTAAGAACAATGGTGATGGAACAATTCAAGTTATTGAAGGAAACACATCAGGAACTGCAAAGGGAGATCAACGCAATGGCGGTATGTGCGTTGAGAAGACTCGTGGTTATGTAAAGAATAACAAGAAGAAGTTAGTTAATGCTGTAGTTGGTTGGGGCCGTCCAGTTTATGCTGGTGAAGAAAATGCACCACTACTAAATAAACTAGCAGCAACTCCAGCAAAGGCAACATCTCCAGATGCTGCTAAGAAGTCTGCAGTAAGCAAGTCTTCTGGTAGTGGCAAAGGAAATCAGGTTAAGTAATTGCCAGTTTATGAATACAAATGTACAGGACAATGTTCTGAAGTTGTAATCAAACAAAGATCTATTAAAGATACCGATCCAGGGTATGAGTGTGAAACTTGCACTCTACCACTGGAACGTGTATACTCTAATGTAACAGCAGTATTCAATGGTAGTGGATTCTATTCCACTGATAACAGAAAGTAGCGGTATACTATGAACATGACAATGACAGAAGAAGTTGTTCAAAAAGAATGGCTATTAAAGGCAACAGATCGTTGTGATTCTTGTCCATCAGAAGCACTTGTTAAAGTAACTGGAATATCTGGAGATTTAATGTTTTGTGGACACCACTATAATAAGATTATGAATGATCCACAAGGATATAAAAAGATGATGTCTTTTGCATTAACTGTAATTGACGAACGAGAAAAATTGGCGGTATAAATAATGTATGAATACTATGTAAGAAAAGTAGAGAATGTAGTAGATGGAGATACCATTGATGTTCTTATTGATTTAGGGTTTAATATTCTATTTGCATCCCGTGTAAGATTGGCTGGTATTGATACCCCTGAGTCTCGCACAAAGGATCTTGCTGAGAAGGCTCTTGGTCTTGAGGCTAAAGAGTACCTAAAGAAGTCTTTAAAGGACGCTAAGTCTGTTATTATCAAGACTGAAAAGATGGACTCATCTGAAAAGTATGGTCGCATTTTGGGCTGGGTATATGTTAATGGAGACACAGTATCTCTCAATGACAAAATGATTAATGATGGGTATGCCTGGGGCTACCTTGGGGATACTAAAGTTAAGGACTTTGAGGCACTTAAAAAGGCTAGATTAAAATCAGGTAAGTAATGAACATGATTCTTTATTTTACTGCTGATTGGTGTAATCCTTGCAAAAAAACAAGGCCAATCGTTGAAGAGTTAAACCGTGAACAAATCATGGCTAAATTCTTTATTATTGATGTTGATTTAGAAATTGAGATGGCTCAAGACTTTGAGATTAGATCTGTTCCTACTTTTGTAGTAATGAAAGACAACAAAGAGATTCATCGTGTAACTGGCGCAAAATCAAGGCAGCAGTTAGAGGAATTGATTAGGTATGAGTAACAAGGAAGATGAGTTAATAAAGAACCTTATTCTTCAAGGTGCTTTAGAGGTTGCTGGGGTAGACTCTGAAACTGGGGAGTTCCTTTATGCTATAACCTCTAAGATGAAAGAGATTATGCCAGATATGTATGAAGATCATCTTAAGACAGTAAACAGGGACCTGCTAAACCTATGGGAAAAAGGTTATGTCAACATTGACTTTTTCTTGCCAGACCCAGTAGTTACCATATCCGAAAAAGGTCTTGATAAAAAGGAGATTTCTAAACTCACTAAGCCAGAAATCTGGGCATTAGAAGAAGTCAAAAGACTACTAAAGAACTAAAGTCTGATATAATCGGTATATGATAAAAGAGGGCGACTTTGTTATGGGCATGACATCTGAAGGTGTTATGCATGGCGTTGTAGAACACATCATGGTTGAGGGTGGAACATTGGGTACGCCTGGGTCAGAGTATGCCCTTGAGTCTATGCCACCAGAGAATCCAGCAATGTCTGTTAGAATTTATAAAGAAGAAGATGGCAAATGGGAACCAACAGCCTATAGCATTGGAATGATGTATAAAAATGCACAAGTTGCAGACATCAACAATCATGATATGGATTCAGAAATTGCAATGGCAATGTATGATTCATCAATTGGAAAATCAGATAACATGGAGGATGAAATGGCAAAAGCAAAACCAAGGTATGAAGATTTTATTAAGCCCCGAAGCGGTGGATCAGAGCCTTCTAATCCAAAACTTTATGCAAGAGTTGTTCAGGCAGCAAAAGATAAGTTTGATGTTTATCCATCTGCAGTTGCAAACTCTTGGGTAGTACAAGAATACAAGCGTCGTGGTGGAACATACAAGTCTAAAAAAGAATTAGGATCAGATAATTTTTGGAATGGATTTTTAAAATAATGCCAAAGAAAAAAGCACAATCATTTAATGCAACACAAATCAAAGATGGAAAGATTGTACGCATGAATAAAAACGGTACAGTCAAATCTATTCTTGGTCCATATGAAGTAAAGCATCTAAAGGAGAATAATAATGGCTGACAAAAATGGAGATGGAATTGTTTACCACTGCTCAGATTGTGGAGACGACAATGTAAGATGGTACGGAGCAGGTGGAGATTGGTCTGGTTCAACATGTGAGTCATGGGGACTTAGCGATAAAGCAATTAAGTACATTCATGATCATCCTGAAATAAACCATAGGGCTGAAGACATTTGGGCTATGCAGTGGGACGAAGAAGTTGTGCCAGTAATTATTGACTGGGGAAACAAGATAGATAGTGGACTTAAAGAAGGTTATGAAAAGGTAGAAGCAGGCGTAATTGATGCTTACAACTATGTAGATGCAAATGTTTGCAACCTAGCAGTAACAGCAGCAATCTCCGCAGGGGCTGTTGCTCTCTTTACACCAGCACAACCTCAAGGTGCTGCAACATCAACTACTTTATCTATTATGGCACAACCAGTTCTCTGGGCTACAGACAAAGCATTAAAGGTAGCCGTGGTAGCAGGAATGAGTACAGTCATAAAAGATGCGTTTTTACTAATACCAGAGGTTGCAAACAGTATTGATGAGACTCTGCTATACAACATAATTTCAAATTGTTTGGCTGTAAGCCTAGATTCAGTAGAACTTTGGGCAACACCAGCAGGTGTTGGTCTCGCAATCGCAGCGGCATTTGCACCTGTTATTGCAGATTTAATTTGCACAAAGACTTGCCCTGAAGGATTCACGAAAGCGTTTGCATAATAATGGCAGAGACATACTCACCTAATGCAGGCATGAAGGCTGCTGCTAGACGTGCTTTAAAATGGAAAGAAGATGGTAAGGCAACAGGTGCTGGTACTCCAGTAGGTTGGGGTAGAGCAACAGATATTGTTAACGGTGCATCAATGTCTCTTGATACTGTTAAGAGAATGTACTCTTTCTTTTCACGTCATGAAGTAGATAAAAAAGGCAAAGGTTTTTACGATGGCCCAGAGTTTCCTTCTAATGGAAGAATTATGTGGGAAGCATGGGGTGGAGATGCAGGGTTTGCTTGGAGTAGGGCAATAGTAAACAGAGAAAAAAGTAAAGCAGAAAAAGCCTGGGATGGAAGTCCATTTAGTTTGAGGGGGAAATAAATATGGAAGATTTAACAGTTGAAGAAATAAAACAATTAGTTATGTTTTATAAGCAAAAGGCAACAGACACAGAGTTTAACTTGTTACAAGCACAGTTAAAACTTAATAGGGTTTTGTTTACAGAACCAGCAGCAGAAAAAAATAATATTAGCAAAAAAAATAACTAAATAGTTAGGAAAAATAATGGAGATTGCCTTAATTGTTGGCTTGACATTGGCTCTGTTTTCCTCTATACTTATAGTAATAAGTAAAAAAGAAAAGAAATCTTTTAACAAAATTCTGTATCGTCAAAGCGATATGCATAATATGTTAAAGGAATTTTTCTTTAGAGATATTTTTGATAACGAGGCTGCTTCTTCTCAATCTAAGATTTGGAAAGAAAAGAAAACTACTAAGTTTCTTATAATAGATCAAAAAGCATATTGGGTATCTAATAATATGTTCTATGTTGGCGATACAGATAATGGTCAGGTTAGACCAGAAACTGGAAGACCAATAGACATATCAACGATGTCTCCAAAAGAAGTAAACAAAATGTTATTCATCCTGGATAACTTAAACGGTGGGAGAAAAAATGATAGTGGCGGTGCAAGGAACTAACGAGTTTGACGACTACAACTTGTTTCTTCGTGCAATGAGCGTTGCATTATCAGGAATGAAGAATGATGAAAAGGACTTTACAATTTATTCTGTTGGTCCTGCAAAAATCAATTCTTTTGTTTCAGAATTCTCAAACCTTTCAGAACGAGGCATGAAAGCCAGGGGTCGTAAAATAAAGTTTTATAAAGTTCCAGAATCTTGGGTTCAAGAAAATATGGAGCACATAAACTATTTTGCATTCCTAAGTAAGCCAAAAGAATCTGTATCAAAATTAGTCCACTCTGCAGAATTAAAAAATGTAGAAGTTGGAATATTCCGTTATTAATAGAAAGAGTATCATGATAATCAATTCATTAGCACACAT